TATCAAACAGAAGATGGCAGGCAGGGCCAGTAAAACCATTAAAACGATTCTTAGCAACAGCGACACGAGTTGTGTGACGTTCATTATGATCCTCTGCCATACTATTCCGTTCCAGTGTAATCACTGCGTCCGACAACTGAGCAATAGCCCCTGATCCACGCAACTGAGACAACGATACTGCTTGTCCATCCTCGTGTCCTGCATTGCCTGTAGGTCTACGAAGATGAGAAACACAGAACAATGTAATTCCTAGTTCCTGTACCAGTGTCCGTAGCTTAGTCATTAGGTTGTCAATAGCCTTACGCTCATCGCCTAAGTCCTGCCCTGACACCACGATACTGATGTGATCCAGAAACACAACTTTACAATCCAGCGCCTTAGCCATGTATCGAATTCGATTCAGTACATTGTCAACCTCAAGCGATCCGAAGTGGTCAAACAAGAATACACGGCCAGTTCCAAGTGTAGCATCAAATGCTTCCTTAAGCTCCTCTCCCGTCACCGGAGTATCAGGCAAGTGCAGCATCTTGTTAGCGTGTACTGACATGATACTTCGTGCAGTCTTACGGACGGACTCTTCTAGGAACATAGCTCCAACCTTCCAGTCTGTAGTCTTCAGAAGACCATACAGAATTTCACGTAGAAACTGACTCTTGCCTAATCCCGATCCTGCGGTAATCGTAATCATTTCCGATTCGCGAATACCGTATAGCAGCTTATTCAGCCCCTTCCACGGATAGTGCGCCTTAGCAGGTTGCTCAGGTGTGCTGACAGACTCCCAAAGATCAGCCGAGTTAACGATACCGTCCGGTACATAGACTTCTGCCTTCCACCACTCTGAAACAAATTCCTTAGTCGCGCCAGCAATGAGGTAGTCACATGCATCTTTGAATCCTGACAAATGTCTTACAATCTTAGCCTTTGGTCCAAACAGTTCAGCTACTTCTTTGGCTGCTTTACGTCCAGGATCATCAGCATCAAAGCAGATTACAATATTCTCAAAGGTATCCAGCCACTCGAACTGTGCTTTGCAGTCCTTCAGAGCAGCATTAGCACCGTTACGAATAGACACAACAGGCCACTGACTCCCGGTAAGTTGGTAAGCAGCAAGGGCATCCAGTTCACCTTCAACCACTGTAACATACTTTCCTCCTTGATGGAACAGATTTTGACCAAACAACCTAGCCTGCTGAAAGTCTCCGCGAATAGAGAACTTCTTGTCTTCTACATTCCTGACTTTGTATGCGACTGTGGAAGAATCATTGTCAAGATACGGATAATAATGGTTTGAATCATCTTGTAGTACTCCATACTTTTCACAGGTTTGTCTAGTGATTCCACGCTCAGGGATGGCTCTTACGACTCCTGAAACGCTCAGGCTTTTAGCCTTGATCGGTTTTGGTGCCTCTTGAATGTCTTCCACGCTTACCTTCGTTGTGTTACAAGCAAAACAGTGCGTGTGCCCGTCATCGTACAGAGCATTAGCGTCTGAACTTCCGCAGGACTCACAGGCAACATGCTTCAGGAACTTTGATTCTGTCAAGTCTTTTTCTCCACAGGAACAGCTAAAATCCAATCAGAACCCAAGATTTTAACAGATTTTACCCACTTACGCATATTGGAACGATTCAAGTCCACACTAGCATAAGGGTTATTCCATAGCTTTCGTGCTACTTTTAGCATCTTAGTGTTCATGTTCTGCTCCTGATCTCGTTGGCAATGCACTCTCGGCTTGTCAGGCCGTGTTCGCATTTGCTCATGCTTCCTCCGTATCAACCCACTCCCACCCAAAGCACCACAGCATCATCTTGCGGTGCAGCCAGATGGGTTTCTTGGTGAGATTTAATTGCAATCCGGTAATGCCGCCGATTCGATAGCCGACGACATACGTTCGATCACCGTAAGTCCGGTACTCGCCGTTCATACTGCCTCCTTCTCAAGCGGCACATCCCGCCACTCACCGGGAGGGCCATCATCCCAACACATATTGTTTTCTTCATCTATCCACCACTGCTTCAACACGTGCGTTGTGGTGACCGCAGGCACCAGTTGGCCCATTTCGTCAACGGCCTTGTAAAAGGGGTGCATAGGAGTTGTGCGCTCAACGAAGCGCAGTCTTGGTGTCGGTGTCATGCTTCCTCCTGCCCTGTGGCCTTGGAGATGGCGGCGCGTGCTTTCATCAGCCGTGCATCGATCTTCTGCTGTTGCTCGTTGATCGCTTCATCTAGTGCCTTCCCCCACTTCCCGGAGAACCCGGATGGTTCGTCATGGATTGCAACCATCAGGCGCAACGCCTCCAACAACTCAGGCGCGGCTGCGATCAGACGCATATTGGACAGGGCTTCTTTGTGGCCCCCGTCCACTTGGTGATCACTGATTTTTGCTATGTGCGTGCTGATGCCGGTGTCTCCGTCGCTCAACTGGTACACGTTGAGGAAGGCATCTTGCGTGCGCCACGGCCCAGGCGTGTGCTTGCTCATTTCGTTTCCTCCTGCTTGATGCCGTGGGCTGCTTCGATTGCTCGGGCGAATGCCACCATGTCTGCGGCAAGTTTTGGCTCCTCTGCGGGATGAAACGGCCACAGTCCCTGATACTCACGCCATATCTCCTCATCCGTCAGCGGCTTGCGATAGCGGCACAGGCCAGTGCTGCACACAAATTCCTCCGTGCGCTGCGCTGCCAATTCATCCACCAATGTCTGAATCGACATTCCAGAAGGCTTCCATGACTTTCCGAGTTTTTCGCACAGCAACTTCTCGACTTCGATGATCGTCGTGGTAACCGCCTCTGTCACAGTGCTGATGGGCCTTTCATCAGGCTCCTGCTCAGGCTCCGTGCGCTTGTGCAACTCAGCAATCGCTTCCTCTGGCGTGTAGCGAGGCGACAGTGGGCCTAGTTCTTCATCGGTGAGGGGGATAGGCTCCGTGCGCTTGAGAGGACACTCAGGATCAGTGCCTCCGCAGTCATCGCAATACGGCTCCTTCAAAGCGGCGCGTAGGGCGTTGATGGCGTTGTTTGTTTCATCGTTGGGGCGATGGTCTTGCACCGACTTCAACGCCTCAAGCGCCATCTGCATCACTTCGCGGCTCATGATTCACTCCTCAATGCCTTAATCGCAGCCTCAGCAGCCTCATAGACAGCTTCTTTCTCAGCCTCGTCCCTAATCTTTTCCTTTGCTGTGCGAGGAGTGAATTCTTCTGCGAATGCATCGCAGTACACGAACATTTCCAGCGCCTTCAATGCCAGTTTTGTAGCTTCAGACATTATGATGCCATCCTGTAAAGTCCAATATTAGCGAAAGCGTAGCCCAGGTAACAGACGAACATAGGCATGTTACCTTTGATCATCTGATCTACGGCCACCCAAAGATAAATCAGGCCAGTGACTGCAATTAACCACGCACTCATTGTAGAACCTCAGCGTCCTTGCAAGCTATCCAATTACGTGCCATGAATTCGTCCCGTTCACGTACCCAGAACACTGATTCGTCAGGATCGAAGAAGACCACATCGAACTTGTCACCGACATGCTTATTGTACCACAACAATGCATTGTGACAGCTTTTCACTTGAATTTTGATTACTTTTCGATCAAACATGATAAGATTACGACAAGAATTGTTGACAAGAAGACAATCATTCTGATGCGTCCCAGTCATTCAGGACTTTATGAATATCTTTCATTACGACATCAAAACCATAAAGACGGATCAAGTCAGCTACGGCATTGACGGTTCCAAAGTAATAGCACTCTTCATGGAATGCTTGATTGTCACCTAAAGACCTCAGATATTCCCCTTCTAGGGTGTCCATATCGTCGTCAACGTGCATGATGTCCTCTTAAAAGTTAACATTAACAGTTATCTTACATTATAAGTATACTTTTAATAGTTTACTTATAATATTACTCTTTTATGTTGTCTTCCCTATATAGATCATTATAGACTACAGCTTCGTCCGTGTCAACTAGCTCATCAATGTCCTCACAGTTTGCAAGGTCTTCCCGTGTGCTTGCAGGGATGTCCACCATGGACGACACCTCAGTGAAACACCCGTTGCACAGGTCCAGGAATGCCCCTGTGACGGCATGTTTACGGGTTGACTCGTAATCGTTCAAGTTTTTATTGCAGCATAGGCAACGAATTTTGGGTTCCTCTTTTCTTTCAAATGTTGTAAAAATACCACACTTACATCAATGCATCAGGACCATCAGGGTAAACCCTAGATTGTCTCGGATACTTCAATGGTTCCAGCGGTTGACCTTTGTATGTCGGGAAAGGCCACGATTTAAGCGCTTCAGTACGCTTCAGGCTAGGTAGCCCTTTCCTAACCCACGATAGCGCCTCTACGGGCTTTCTAGGTGCCTTCCTGATACCTTCCTTGTCTAGAATGTCTTCAGCCATTGTTTAGCCTCTTCAATTGCATCGCTTAACGTCCCATCAAAATAGCTTACTTTTATCTCTTCCCCCGTTCGTTTATCCAACAATTCTATGTCAAAAAACTCATGGTCTTTTGATATTTTCCACACAGTCACATGCAATCGTTCGTTGAACTGTAAATAGACCGACTCCATATGATCACTCATGATCAACCTTTCATTTTCACAATGTGGAATAATCCCATTGGTTCACCATTGGCGTCTGTGTGATCATTCCACAATGCCCAAAGTTTGCATTGTGTACGGTCACTGTTGCGATAGGCGACGATACCAGAAGACTTGAAGACTACAGCATACATGTTAGAACCCTCCTGCAAGCAAGACACCAAGCCCAGCGAAGACTATCACTAGGGCAATAGCGTCAACGATTGTTGACCCGAAGACAGTGCGATTATCGTTCATTTTTAACCTTTCACAATCTTGATTACCTTAGCCATTTTAACGCCATGCGCAGGGTATGCGATAACGTCCACCGTCTTATCATAGCATGCGCGACATCCTGAGCATTTCCCTGCATTCTCATAAGCGCGACAGAGTGTAACACCATCGGGCAGAGTGTTTGCATCGGGAACAATAACAGAACCATGCAATCCCGGAATGAAGTCTCCCGTGACACTGTCTGAGGAGAATCGAACCATGACGTTAGACAAGGACTGCATTTCAGACAACACCCTCTGAAATTTAGGGAATTTGTGCATACGCGTGGGCAACCAATGCTTCACCCATGGTGTGCGCTTCATCACCTCAAGGATTTTCTCTGCAAGGCCGAGAGTGTACATATCACCGGAATCGAACCATCGGAAGTAACGGTCAGAATCCAAGGCCTTAACCATATCGTCAACCCACTCGAGCCGCTGCCAGTCTTCCCGATTCTCGATCCGTGGTGTCTTGACGTTGGGATAACGGTAGTTGCCCGTGGTGGCGTAACAGCCCTTGCATGCGTCAACCAGTACACCAGGAGACGCAATAGAACCCGGGCAAGTGTCCAGGGCTTGTAATGACCATGAACGGATCCCGTCTAGCTTGGATGTGACACTGATACGGATAGACATGCTGTCCTCTGTGGTTCGGTTGATGGTGTGTTGATTGTAGTCTGTGAAGTCTTACTGTTTGCTTACAGTTGTGGTCAGCTTGAAAGCAATGCTGGCTTGTTCATTTCGTGCGAACTGTTGACGCATGGCAAGCCAGTCCGTGCCTTTCGTGGTGTTGATGATGGCATCACAGACGGCAAGGGTATCGATGTCGCCCTGCTGTGCTGCTATGCGTGCCGTGTAAGCAATGCCATTGCCACGGATAGACTTGCGGACAGTGTTGTATGTGTTGCGGTTCATGGTGTTTCCTTTCGTTGACGACCACACAAAATCGTGTGTTCTTACCCTATATGCATAACAGAATCGTGCCAGTTCTTGTAAGTGCTTGATTCTATTGACATAGGAATAACCCTATTAGGGTTTACCTAGGTATAAATGCACTATAATGGTGCACTCCAATAGTCTGAAATGCACTCAGATGGTGCTTCATCGATCCTCACACGTAGCCTATGGATAACATGTGGATAACTTTTGTATACACTTTGCTGTAAGATTGTATACAATGTTGCACTGCACAAGACCATGCAAGATCCGTGCCAGGCCATTGAAGACCCGGGGGAGGGGTCAGGCTGTGTGAGTTTATTTTGGTGTAGCCTCTAAAGCACACAAAAGAGTAAAAATAGACCTAAAAAGACCGAAGAAGACAACACTTAAGAACTATTGTAAGTGTTTGATACAAAAGACAATATTATGTCAAATTGTAAGACAAAGAAGACCTAATCTGGACACCCTAGAAGGGAGACTTTAGAGGGACTGTCTAAAACATAAGACTTTACAATTTATTAATTTTAGTGTCACATGACTACTTGTGCAAACTTAAAAAGTATGGTACAATAAGTGTCTATAAAGAAACGACATAGGCACTAAGAAGCCATAGAAGACATAGATGTTAAATATTATAAGTAATACATTATAAGTACTTATAATATTAACTATTAATAATAATTATTATAAGTATACTTTATAAGTACTTATATGTAGGATTGTCTCCCTAAAAGGATAAAGACACATGACCAAACCAAACGGTAACAAGATTGGAAGACCGTCTAAATCTGACCTTGTCGAAACAAAGTCACGAACTTTAGGTAAACGTGGTCGTCCCCCTGGCGATGCAGCCATTATCAATGACTACAAACTTAGGATGTTGAACAGTCCTAAGAGTGCTAAGGTCTTAGAGAAAATATATGAAGCTGCACTCAATGACGAGCATGCACACCAAGCTGCTGCTTGGAAGCTAATTGTCGATAGAATTGTCCCCGTGTCTGCTTTTGATCAAAGCAAGCAAGCAGGGCAGTTACCACAGATCAGTATTAATATCTCTGGTCTTAATGATCCAAAGGTGTCTACGTCTGACGAGGTGATTGACGTATGACAGCCTTAAACTTTCAATTACTGAACTGGCAAAAGACCGTCTTTACTGACAAGACTCGATTCAAGATCGTAGCTGCTGGTCGTCGATGTGGTAAGTCAAGACTGTCTGCGATTACGCTGCTCATTGAGGCTCTGAACTGTCCTGAAGGCTCTAGCGTGATGTATGTGGCTCCTACGATGGGTCAAGCACGTTCGATTATCTGGGAACTGTTACATGATCTTGGGCGGCCAGTCATCAAGACCAGTCACGTAAACAATCTTGAGATAACCTTAATCAATGGTCGTAAGATCCTTGTACGTGGTGCGGATAATCCTGACAGTCTTCGTGGTGTGTCTTTAACTTATCTGGTGTTGGACGAATGCGCCTTCATAAAAGAAGATGTATGGCAAAAAATTCTTAGAGCGTCTTTATCGGATCGTAAAGGTAGTGCACTGTTCATTTCTACTCCTAGTGGCCGTAACTGGTTTTACGATGTTTTCAATCTTGGGCAGTCTGGTGAAGACGAAGAATGGAAATCGTGGCACTTCACCACTCAGGACAATGAAACGATTGATCCTAAAGAAATTGAGGCTGCTAAAAGAACACTAAGTTCATTTGCATTCAAGCAGGAGTACCTATCTTCATTTGATACTTCAGGTGCTGATGTCTTCAAGGAACAATGGTTTAAGACAGGAGAAGAGCCTAAACATGGTTCTTATGTTGTGGCTATTGACTTGGCAGGCTTTGAAGAAGTAGCAAAGAATGCAAGTGCTGCTAAGAAAAAGTTAGATGAATCTGCAATTGCTATCGTAAAGGTGACAGATGACGGTGACTGGTTCGTACACAAAGTTATTCATGGTCGGTGGGATATACGAGAGACTGCCGTAAATATCCTGAAGACTATTCGAGACTTCGAACCTATTGCTGTTGGCATTGAGCGTGGCGCTCTAAAGAATGCTGTGTTGCCTTATCTCAACGACTTAATGAGAAAGAACAACATCTATGCGCACATTCAAGACCTTACGCACGGCAATAAAAAGAAGGCTGATCGTGTTATATGGGCGCTCCAGGGCCGTATGGAACATGGTCGTATCTTATTTAATGAAGACGAAGATTGGGAAGAACTGAAAGATCAGTTATTGATGTTTCCCACCAATGGAGTACACGACGATTTGGTGGATGCTTTGTCTTACATTGATCAGCTTGCTGTTGTCTCATACCAGCAGGACTATGAAGAAGACGATTACGTTATTCTAGACAAAATAGCTGGATATTGATCAAAATAGCGGAATACCAGGAGAATTTATGGCTACTAAAGATCCACGGCTTACAAGAGCAGGAGTTGAAGGCTATAATAAGCCTAAGCGTACTCCTAGCCATCCAACTAAGAGCCACGTAGTTGTTGCCAAAGAAGGCGATCAAATAAAGACTATTCGTTTTGGTCAACAAGGTGTTGTAGGTTCTCCTGAAGGATCTAAGCGTAATGAAGCATTTAAGGCTCGTCATGCGGCAAACATTGCCAAAGGTAAGATGTCTGCTGCTTTCTGGGCTAATAAGGTAAAATGGTAATGAAGTGTCCTATTGCAACCCAAGACATTCATGTCAATTTAAAGAATCGTGACAAAGCATTCAAGGAATACGGATATGGTCCTGCCAATCCTGAACTTCCTAACAATGCTTTCTGGAACGATAAGGCTAATGAATGGCAGACTGACCTGAAGCAAGCAAAGTCAATGCGCTGTGGGAACTGTGCTGCTTTCATTCAAACATCTGAAATGTTGCAGTGCATCAAAAATGGTATTGATCCTGAAGAGGGTTATGCAGAAGATGTTATGAACACTGCCAATCTTGGATTCTGTGAGTTGTTTGACTTCAAGTGTGCCGCAGATCGTACATGCAGTGCATGGCTTGTAGGAGGACCGATCACATCGTCTAAGGTAGAAATTAGTGACGATGCTCTAAAAGATTCTACTGAGGATATGGAATGATGGAACAAGAACAACATAACGACCAGTTTGAAGAACCGACAGAGAATGAAAAAGAACTGACGGCTTGGATTACTGACCATATCATGCGATGGCGTGATCACCGTGATGCTAACTTTATGGAGAATTGGCTCGAATACGAGCGAATCTTTCGTGGGGTTTGGGATTCAAATGATCGCACTCGTGAGTCGGAACGCTCTCGCATCATTAGTCCAGCCACCCAGCAAGCGGTAGAGACTCGTCATGCCGAGATTATCGAAGCCATCTTCGGTAACGGTGACTTCTTTGACATTGAAGATGATGTCAAGGATGTAGACGGTAATCCGCTGGACATTGAAGCCATCCGCGCACAGTTGATGGAAGACTTCAAGAAGGACAAGATCAAGAAGTCTGTCGATCAGATTGAATTGATGGCAGAAATCTATGGTACTGGCATCGGTGAAATCGTTGTCAAGGCTGAGATGGAGTACATTCCTGCTACTCAGGCTATTCCTGGCGTGTCTGACGCTGCTGCTATCGGTGTTCAGGAGAAGGAACGAGTTGCTGTCAAGCTAAAGCCGGTCAATCCTAAGAACTTCCTGATTGATCCTAACGCTGAAAGCATTGAAGATGCCCTTGGTGTGGCTATTGAGAAGTATGTCTCGGTACACAAGATCGTCGAAGGTATTGAAAAAGGTATCTATAAGCGGGTAGACATTACCACTGAATACCAGGATCAGGACTTGGAGCCTACTCAAGATCCTAAACAGTTCCAAGACGATAAGGTTAAACTGGTTACTTACTACGGTTTAGTGCCTAAAGAAATGCTTTCTTCGTCTGATGAAGAAGAATACGCTGAATTATTCCCTGAAAATTCAGTTGGAGACAAGTATAGTAATCTTGTAGAAGCAATTGTTGTCATTGCTAACGACAGTCTTCTGTTAAAGGCTGAGGAAAATCCTTACATGATGAAGGATCGTCCTGTTATGGCATATCAGGATGACACTGTTCCTGGCCGTTTCTGGGGTCGTGGAACGGTTGAGAAGGCGTACAACATGCAGAAGGCCATTGACGGCCAATTACGCGCTCATATGGACTCTCTGGCCCTTACAACGGCTCCTATGATCGCCATGGACGCTACCCGTCTGCCTCGTGGGGCTAAGTTTGAGGTTAAGCCTGGAAAGGCTATCCTGACCAACGGCAACCCCGGTGAGATTCTGTTTCCGTTTAAGTTCGGAGTTACTGACGGTAATTCCATGAACTCGGCTCAGAACTTCGAACGTATGCTGTTGCAGGCCACTGGAACGGTTGACAGTGCTGGAATGCCCTCAAATGTGCCTCGTGATGCTGGCGCAGGCGGTATGAGCATGGCTATGGCTGGAATCATCAAGAAGTATAAGCGAACGCTTACTAACTTCCAAGAAGATTTCATGATTCCGTTCATCAACAAGGCTGTTTTCCGCTACATGCAGTTCGATCCTGACCGTTATCCTACGGTGGATATGACGTTTGTGCCGACTGCATCCCTTGGTATCCTTGCTCGGGAGTTTGAACAGCAGCAAATGATTGCATTGTTGCAGACTTTAGGCCCGAATACTCCTGTGTTGCCGCTGATTCTGCAAGGAATCTTGGCTAATAGCAGCCTGAGCAATCGTGGAGAGCTTATGGCTGCTCTACAACAGATGTCTCAGCCTGATCCGCAAGCTCAGCAGACTGCCTTGGAGCAACAACAGATTCAAACCGCACTGGTTCAGGCTCAAGTACAGGAAGCACAGGCGAAGGCCATGCGAGAACAGGCTGAAGCTCAGAAAGCAGCCGCAGAAGCTCAAGCTACGCCGCAACTTACGCAGGCCAAGCTCATTGCTGCTTTGTCAAATAATCTTAATGAGAATGACGAATCTGCTGATTTTGCTCGTCGAGTCAAATTGGCTGAAATTGCACTCAAAGAGAAGGATATTGACAGTAATGAACGGATTGCTTTTGCACAAATGTCGAGAAAACAGTAAGACAAGGAGGGAAACCTCCCTGCTTTATTGATATTTAGACAGCCAATCGGCAATCTTCTGATGCTCTTCGGCTGTACCATCATTCTTAATTCGGTTAGCTCTCCACGATACAACGGCTACATTTCCAGATACATAGTCCTTTGATGGATCTATCCGATCAAAAGAAGGACTATTTTCTTGCCTTCCTTCTGAAAAGTAGTCAATCTCAATACCAAGTACAGGGCAGTGGGTAGGGAAAATAAGTTCTCCAAAAGGAACAGTAAATTCTTTTCCAGCACGAGAAGCATTACCTTTCTTTAGTCGGTATTTATCTCGCATCGAACGGTATACTTCACTTTTCAGCCAATCAACATCTCTCCAGCGAGAACCCCACTTAGAAGTGTTTTGTTTATCAATAAGTGCTTCTTTTTTAGCTTTAGCAATAGCAGTAGCATCTATTTTCCACTGTTGGGCGTACTGTTTAATGCGTTGTTTGCTTATCACATTGTCAAAGAAATTAGAACATTGAGCAT